CCAACAACGTCCCTCTCGATTCAGCTATTGAGCATTTGGCCGGAGATTCTCTGTCCAATAACGGACTAGCCGCTGTGAAATTGCTGATTGCACAGAAACTCAAGGGGCCCAACGAGTCAGATGAAGGTGCCTTGAAAAGATTTTTCAAAGCCGATTGAGCGGCCCTTATCATGGAGAAGCAAATGGCGAAGTACAACAAAGAAGCGGTGGACAAAGCGATCAAGCGCGACCCGCGCATCAAGGGCAAAGAGTCCAAGGCGATTCATCGACTGCTGAAGGGGAGGGGCAAATAACATGAGCGAACACATAACGGCTTTATTATTGGTAGGCGCAATCACCCTTATCTTCGGGTTGGTCGGCAAGGCTGATTATCAGGATGCACTCAAAGAAGAAGCCCTGTATTGTCAACAGACGTTGCTGTTTAAGGACTCGAATGGGCAGTCTGGCTGGCCTGATTACAAAAAAATCAGGGAGAAAGTTTGCGAATGAAATTATGCCCCGAGTGCCTAACGGTCAACGGACATCACCCCAACTGCCCCGAGGCAGATGATTGGGATGGAGAAGAAGAGGAAGAGGAGCAAGAAAAATGGGAATCGGAATAGAACCGGCTTACGTTTATGCGGCTAAAATCCAGAGGGTCATTGATGGGGATAGCCTGTGCTTGACGTTTGATCTGGGCTTTGACATTTTTTTGGGCGGTCAGGACGGCCTCAACTGTCGGCTGTACGGTGTGGATACAGCAGAAAAACGTGGCTACAAAGACAATCCAGAACTCAAACAGCTTGGCATTCTCGCGACAGAGTTTGTCAAAAACGAAGTTAACATGAAAGGGTCTGACGTTGTTGTGAGAACCCAGCTTGACGGGGAGCGCGGCAAATTTGGCCGAATACTGGTGGAACTGTTCTTTCCCAATGAAGAGGAAAGCCTGAATCACTTGCTGTTAAAAGAGCGATTAGGCGTTGGTTATTATGGCCAAGGCAAAGGCGACATTTTTGACGCCCACATGGCGAATTGCGCCTACCATCAAGATCGGGGCACCCTGCATGGGAAAGATTAAGTTCGAGGCCGAGCTTGAGGCAGGAGAGACGCTGATCATTTCAGCTACCCTCGAAGAGGGCGTATTTATGTCTTACCCTCAAGAAGATGACGATTATCACGACGAAGACGACGAGGAGCCAGAGCGCGACAACGTGGTCCCGCTCGACCCCTAATAAAGCTCGTCGGCCCCAAATTCCACTACGCTGTGGTGTGCGTTGTAAGGCGTATACACTCCGGTTTCCAAGCACTCCAGCCCAGTCTTCAGCGCTTGCTCGTTGCGAGCATCCCCAAATGCGATGGCTTCATCGCTGAGGGTGTAGACGCCAAATGGATAGGGATGGGCCTTCTCCACAGCTAAGAAATAGAACTTGTCGGCCTGCAACCCGACAGTGCGGGCGCCGTTCAGGTAGTACGCGGCCTGCTGGTAATAACGGAAGCTATTGATCGAAGATCGGAAGCCACGAGGAGACGCATCGCGAGCGGTCTTGAGATCCCAAATGTCGGTGCCCGTGTACCAGTCCATCCGGCCTTTGCACGGCTGGCCATGCCATTCCCAACAGATAACCAGCTCCACGCGGTCAGATTCCGTGGGAATGTAATCAGACAGGACTTCGCGCCTTTCCATACAAATGTCGAACAAGTCCTGCTTGATTGGCGTCCGCCCTCCAACAGTTTCGAGCCAATCGGCATACGCTTCCTTGCCGACTTTTGTGCGCCGGTCGAGCGCTGGCTCGATAGCAAACTCGTCATCGAACTTCTCCAACTCGGAAAACACCGTGTGCTGGACGCGCCCCTCCAGTAACGCAGGCGACTCAGAAATGTCATGCTTGTTGTGCCACCGATAGGGACACTTGATTAGCTCGGTAAGATCGTGAGATCGCCACGCAGGGATGGCGGCATATTCTTCATAGGTGAGCCCGTCGTAAACGCCGGGCTTGAACTCATTCATTCTCGGTCTCCTCTATCCATCGACGGGCATACCAGATCTGCTTACGCATATCCTCGACGCCGCCTTTCTGATCGGCTCGCCAGCCATATTTTATGATGTTGCCGTGCAGGTATGCCTTAAAGCCTTCGGGCCCGAGCACCTCTTTGATGGCGTCGATACACTCGATAGCGCCGTTTTTGTTGTAGTGAGGCGGCTGGTGCACCATGTCGTAGCGATCAGCCATTTCTTGGAGCTTTTGAAAGGAATTATCCCACTCCTCGGGGGTTGCTTCATTTATTGACATTATTGCTCCCTCGGCGCGATTAGAACGGGATGTCGTCATCTGGCATGAAGTCGTCTACTGGCTCTTCTTTTTTACGCCCCGCCCCCATCACTTCTGCCTGAGTCATGCTCATACCTGACTGCTTCTTGTCGCTGGCTTCAGCGCGTTTCAGCGCGGACTGAACCTCGAAACACGGTGCAACAATGTCTTTGCCGACCTCATCGCAACCAGCAATTCGATACTGAATGAACCGCGGCAGTTCATCGAAGATGTCACAAGCCTGTTTGCTTGACGCATCAGATTTCCCAGAAAACTCTTTACAGTAATTCTCCAGATCGAAAACTGACTGCTCATTAGTGGTGGGCAGGCTTTTCAATTGCTCGTTGTCATCGAACGCCGAGGGCGCTGTAAGCACTGCTGTCACCTTGGCTCGACCGTTGACTGTGTGATCGACTGCCAGCTTGCAACCCTTTCCGATGAACATCGATGGATCAAAGCCTTGCTTTTCTTCGGCAGTGAATCCACGATTCATCCAAGACATCGACGCTTTGTACAGATTGCTCTTCTCGTTGAGAGAAGCCGTGTACTGCGCGAAAATCGACATTGGTCTACCATCCTGCATTTTTTGCTCAGGCAATTCCCAGAACAGGAAAATTTTATGCTTGTTAGACTTCTCGCCCTGATACTCTTCCTCCGCAGTACCAGCATCCACCACTCGATAACAGATCGCTTTGTGCTCACCTTTTGGCACCACCTCGTACTCTGTTTCTCCCTGATCGAATTTCAAATTCATCACCATGTTTAATTTCCCCTTGTGTATTTGTACAAACTTGCACTAATATACACCTCAAGCACAGGGAGTTGCAATGGCAATAAAAATAAAATCGCAGTCGAAGGACGTCAGTCGACCGTTGAGCGGAGATGTGCGACGCGAATTTACTGATTGGCTAAGCGGTTACGGCATCGAGCCAGATAGACGAAAAGGGTTAGTTCAGGGGCAGATCGGCCGCGCCACACTCCTCGTCGACAACCGACGCAAGAATCTTGTCTGGTATATGTGCTGGTTCGATCAGGAGAAGCCCTTCGGATTCTTTGAGCGCTATGACACAAAGGAGCGGGTAGAGTGGCGCACCGAGAACTCAGGGAGCCACAGGCTCACGGCTCAGCAGAAGGAAGAGATCGAAAAGGCTCGCGAACAGGTCAGGATGGCGCAGGAGATCGAGCACTCCAAGGTTAGCAAGAAGGCCCAGACGATGTGGCAGGAGGCCAAGCCTTGTGACCTGCATCCCTACCTCGAAACGAAGAAAGTGCAGAGTTATGGTCTAAAGCAATACAACGGCGCGCTAGTAATACCGGCCTACAATCGCGATTTCGCGGTCCAAACCCTCCAATTCATTGGCCCTGACGGCCAGAAACGCTTTCTTAGAGGCGGCAAGAAAAAGGGCGGCTTCTTTTGCATAGGAAAAGAGTACCTCGACACGGCGCACACAATTAATTATGCGGAGGGTTATGCGACTGCCGCGAGCTACCACGAGCACCGCAAAGAGCCAGTGATCGTGTCATTTGATGCGGGCAACCTGCCACACGTCGCAGACGTTATCTTTTCGCTGTACCCGCAGGCCAAGCACGTCTTTATCGCGGACTTTGACGAGAGCAAGACGGGTGAGCGTTACGCGGTCGAAGCGGCGCAGTTGATACGCTCGCAGAGCGGTCAGGCAGATGTCCTGATGCCCACGGAAGTGGGGGATTACAACGACCACGCGCAAGCGTTGGAAGGCGAGCTAATGCCCAGTCTGCAAGAGGTCAACGTGCCCCAAGCGTTCGAGTTTGAGAAAACGGAACGCGGGCGCATGATGCAGACCAAAGAGAATCACCGCGGCGTGCTGATAGTCAACGATATCGACGTGGCTTACGACGTCATTAAGAAGCGCATGAACATAGACATACCCAACCTCGATATGATCGCAGATCTGGAAGAGGATGCGGCCGTGACCGAGATCGAGGATCGATGTATCCAGTTGGGGGTGCCGCATGACAGAGTGCGGTTCAATCTCAAACTCTTGGCCAGAGAGTCCAACCCCGTTGCGGAGTGGATGATGAGCAAGCCATGGGATGGGCAGAGTCGATTGCAGGCGCTACTCGATACTGTGAGCGCAGAGGATGAGGCGCTGAAGGAGATCCTGATGCGTAAGTGGCTGATTAGCTGTGTGGCCGCGGCGTGTGGGCCAGAAGGCGTATCCAGCGAAGGGATACTGGTGTTCGTTGGAAGGCAGGCGATCGGCAAAACGCAGTGGATGAAGCGGCTGGCACCGCAGGCTGACTGGCTTCTCGAAGGCGCCACCCTGAACCCGAGCGACAAGGACAGCGTGAAGCAATGCGTTTCTCACTGGATTTGCGAGCTTGGCGAGCTAGGTAGCACGTTTAAGAAGGCAGACCTCGACCAGCTCAAGGCGTTCATCACCAAAAGCCATGACGAGCTACGCTTGCCGTATGACCGAGGCTTCAGCCGATATCGCAGGCGCACCTGCTTTTACGGGTCAGTCAACGAGAACGAGTTCCTCTCCGATAGCACCGGCAACCGACGCTTCTGGGTCGTGCGCGTCAGCGCAATCAACTGGCGCCACGGCATCGATATGCAACAGGTTTGGGCGGAGATTAAGCAACGGTATTATGACGTCGGAGACGGCTGGTTCCTGACCAGTGAGGAGCGCGAGCTTCTGAACGACAGCAACGAGATGAGCAGAACGCAGAGCGCAGTCGAAGACTTAATCTTGCAACACGTCAGGTTCGAGTCGGAACAAACCAAGCCAGTGCAAATGACGGAGCTACTGCGAGACTTCGGGATCAAGTCTCCGCGCGCGTCTGACTTCAAGGAGGCGTCGCGAGTTCTGCAAGCAAATAACATTACGCCGCGGCGATCAAATGGACGCAAGATATATGACCTCGACTGGGATAGCATCGAAGATGGGAATGGTTACAGCCCACCTAACTGGAATGACTAACAGGGTACTACACAGGGTACAGGGTACGGTTTGGGGCGAAATGTGATGATTTGTAAACTGTATACACTTTACAAATGTAAATGTGGAGAGCTTACAAATTTGGGTGTTTTCGGCGAGGGTAGTACACTGTACCCTGCATCGAAGATGGTTAAGTTGTTGATTGGTAAGGGTAATAAATTAGGGTAGTGTAGTGTACCTTAAAGTATATATTGATAGTTTTAGGTTTACAAAGTAGTAAGTTGTAAAGGTATAACTGGCTACTATATAGAATGCCTACCCTACCCTACCCTGTACCCTGTTTACCATGGGTTATGATGATGACAAGACGAGAAGTGGCGCACGCGCAGAAGCTAAGGTCGGATGGCAAAACCTTCTGGGAAGTCGCGCAGGCTGTTGGCGTTGGCGAAGCAACCGTGCGAAAGTGGCTACGAAATTACAACAGATATGGAGAGTCGCTGTTCAGCGAACAGCCAAAGGAGATCGAAGATCGTGAGTGAGGGTGAAGGCAAGCGAAAGGTCGGCCGACCACGGAAGAAGACGCCACCGTTAGCTGAAGCGCCAGCACAGTTCGAGGCAGATCCCGAACTAGACATTACAGATATGCAGGCGGCATTTGTATGGCACTACACCGAAGGCGCGTGTGGTCAGACCGAGGCGGCACGTCGATCAGGATTCGCATTCCCTGCCGCAAGCGCATCGAAGATGTTGGATGGTGAGAGCTTCCCAAGAGTAACGCGCGCTGTCCGCATGAAGCAGGACGAGTTGAAACAGAAGTATGCGATCACGCCTGAGAAAACTGGGTCGATGCTATGGAAGATCGCAGAGACCAGCTTCGAGACTGGAGCTTACAACGCGGCCGTGAGTGCAGTGAAAGAGCTTAATCAACTCGCTGGTTTGACCATTCAACGCAGTCAGAACCTCAACATCAACGCCAACATAGATAAGATGACGAAGGACGATATCAAGGCGCGGCTTAACGAGTTGCTGGGAGTGGACAATAGCTTCTCATCGAAAGACCATTAAAGTGACAATCTCTGATGCACTCCTAACCTCGGGCACATTGGTAACCATTTCCAACGTGCTGACCGGCCTCGGCTGTGGTCGGTTGACACACTCAACCTGTGCAGATCCTGTAAGAGGTTTGCATAAACGCGACGCATCAGAGCTTCCTGCATGGATGAGAATCTCGCAAAGGTTGAGGCACAGCTTCCGCTTAAAAGTTAGCAAGAGCCTGCATAAAATAATTAACAGGAAGTAAGTATTAATTTACGGATCAAACCGTGTAGAGGCCCTCTCTCTTTCTCCCTCCCCCAAAACTCTGGGAAATGCCTAAATGGCATAAACGCAGGCTTTGAGCACTGTTTTAAGCATAAGAAAAGGCTCGAATGTGTACTTTTGTGCGCGCATGGGTCAAATGACCGCTTAACTGACGTAAATCTACATTTAAGGAAGTTATAATTGGGTCTCTATAGATCCGATTTCTCTGATCGAAATCGCGAGGGACCGGAGGGGTGGTACCCCCCCTTGGACAAGGCGCCGCCTCGGCTGTAGCTATAGCTGAGTTTGGTACATTTGGTACCCTAAAAAATTACTTGGCAAAAGGATAAGATCATGTCTTTGACGCGCGCCGAATGGCTAACGCTATTTATTTTTGTTCTCGCGCTTTCGCTTAACATTGTGTTGCTAAACGAGAAGATGGAGCGAAAGCTGGGGCTGTGCGGAGACGGAGTTGGTTTCGGCGGAAGTCTACAAACGCCTTGCGAGGAAAAAACTGAGGAGGAAACACATGAGTGATCGAATCGGAGAACTGCTTGTCGGCGCCGCTGTTGTGATTGCTGGAATAATTGTGGCCATCTGCGTGGGGGTCTTGATTATTCTTTGACTGCCAAGTAATGCGATCGATTTAATTAAACGCATTTAAGGGGCCCCTCGGCCCCCAAGCGCGGCAGGGAGTCCGCGCATATTTGGGGGTGCGATCCGAGGGGCCGATTCGCGGGGCCCCATTGGGGCCCATAATGACTAGAATTTTACGTCATTTCAGATATTATCGCGAAGACGATTTGCGGTGCGGTAAAATGGCTAGTGATCCTTTACAAGTGGGCGGTGTTAAATGGCCCAATATGATGCAGAAACCTACGGGCATTGTTGCGGGCGCGGCAAATCCTGCGATGAATCCCACGGCTTTGAATAATGCTCAGATGCCCGCTGAATCATCAAAGATCAAATTTCAGCCCACCTCGGTAGATGTCACTCCTTCAACCGATGCCACGAAAGGCAGGTCGATTGACACTTATGCCTGAAGGGAAAGCGTAAAATGGTTGACAGTCGCAACAAAGGCGCCGCGTTTGAAAGGGATATTGTCAAGCGCCTCAATGGTTTTTTCGAGGAACATGGCCTTCAGATCCGTTGCAAGCGGAACCTTGATCAGTATCAGGCCAAAGATTTATGTGACATCGAGATTCCCGGTCACGCCATCGAATGTAAAGCCTACAAGGATGGTTGGTGGTTTTCGAAAAGTTGGTGGCAACAGGTTTGTGATGCGGCCGGTGATCGCATTCCTGTGCTGATCTGGAAGTTCAACAACAAGCCGATTCGCGTTACTCTACCGATCAGCGCCCTCAATCATGGATCGGAGTGTGGAGGCGTGGCTGTAGTATCATTTGAAGACTGGCTGGCCTTTCTGCGTGAGGGCTGGGTTAAGGAGCAAAAAGCCGCATGAGTCAATTTCGCCCATTCATCCCCGGCCTTGACCCGACAATTGACATCTTCGATGATCCGCGAGACGCCGAACCGATCTTGACACCAGCGCAGGCGGCTAATGTTGGCGGGGGATTTGCTGATCCGCTAGGGATGATCGACATCTTTGGCGAGTACCCTGCATTCCCGTCTGACGAGATGAGCGTCGAAGAAATGCTGG